GGGGAGTACTACCCATGAGATGGTGCGTAAGGCTAATTGTGCCAATAGGGAATATAGATGTTATGCCATGTGGAATCAAGGATTTAAAGAAAGGATGTGTATTTTGTTAGATGAAGACCCAGAAGAAGCCTACCGAGATTTGTAATACCCACTGCCAGTGGTTCTGGCCTAAGGAGGATAAGTCCAACTGCCAGACTGTATGTTCCTCAGCTGGATACCTGTTGGAAGAAACTAAGATAGAGGAGCCCTCATTTAGGATTACTCCTACTGAGCGGAAGATACTTAAACTTATTGCATCTGGTAAAACAAAGAAACAGATAAGGGAAATATTGGACATATCAAGTGAGACCTTATCAAACCATTTTTCCAGGATGAGAGAGAAGGCTAAGTATTTAGAGGATGAAAAAGATGATGTTCCTATTATAGACGAAAAAGAGATTTTAGGAATGACAGGAATGCATATAGTTCAGCAGAGGGACTTGGATAGGAATATTTATTATGAAAAGTCTCAAAATAGTGTTAAAAGGGTTGATGAGGATATTTAAAACTCACACTAAATGCGTATTTATGTAAGGAGAAGTACGCTTTATGGTTGTTTCTCAAAAAAGGAATAGGTGATTTTATGTTTTCATGGTTAAAAAAGGCAAAAATTGGTATTATTGGGTTCTTGGCTGGTCTTATGTGTTCTCTTCCAAGTCTGGCATTTGCAGATAGTAGCATTCGGGTGTCTGGGTATTTAGGTACCTTCATTCTGATTGTTGTAATTGCCATTTTGGCTGGAGTTGCCTTATGGGCAATAAGATATTGGACAGGCGAGATTAGTGCTATTTCACCAGTTTTGGTAAAAATACTAAGATTTATCGTTATTGCGGTAGCCCTTATCTGGATTCTATTGCTTATTATTGGACTTTTTGGTGTCCATATTACATAAGGAGACGTAACTATGGTTGATATGGTATCTGGGGCCTCAAGTACAGGCAATACAGAACGGGCTAAACCCGATATTAGCTCTAAAAGGGGTAAAAAGAAGGGTAAAAAGATACCCGATGGGGGCATAATGCTCACAAAAGTTACCTCGGCTAAGCCAAAAAGGAGAAAATAATGCCAGCTGGTTATGAAAAAATGAGGGACTCTTTTAAGAAAGAGGGCCTATCTGACAAGGCAGCCAAGAAAAAGGCAGCCAAAATCTGGAATTCTAAGCATAAAGGTACTGGACAGACCGTAGGAAAGGGCAGAAAGTGATGCCATGTGAAGGACATTACCTCCCGAAAGGCTGCCAAGCCCAAAAGATCCAAAGTAAAAGAAACAGATCTTCAATTCGAAGATAGGGATCCAGGTAGGATTCCTTCTCTTCCACGCCAGAAGATTCCCATAGCGCAAAAGATTGCGCCAAATCCAAAGAAGTATTCACCAATCTACAGACAATCAGCGGAAGACACAGCCATATTGATGGCCCAAAAATCTAAAGCTGGACTTTTATCACAACTAATCTAATAATCTAAGAGAGTTGATTTAGTATAACTGATATTATTGATGTTCAATTAGAAGACGAATTAGTATCTCAAACGCCCAAGCCTATCTTGAGCCCATCAGAAATGGTGTTCGCCCAGAAGGTGGCCAACGGGTCGCAACTGGTAGACGCTTATCAAGAAGCCTTCCCAGACAAAAAACTAACAGCAGAACATTTAAGAGTATACGCTTATAGGTTGGCCCACAACCCTAAGATAAAGGACTTTATTCAAACTATTCAGCAGGCAGTTCGCCTGCGATTTGTTTTATCTACCCCTGATGCATATGAGAAGATGGTAGCCTTGGCTAATAATGCCAAGAGTGAGAAGGTACAGTTTGAGGCCACTAAGGAGATTTTGGACAGAGGTGGATTGAAGGCCCCTGAAAGGGTGGAGTCAATTCAGATAGGCATCTTCGGTTCTATGGAGCCTGAAGATTTGAAGGCTTTAATTAAAACTAAGTTAGAAAAGGAGTAAGGATGGCAAAATTAAGAACATATACATTGTCTTGGGGAGTTCCTGTAGACTCTGATATTGTTAATATTAGAGTTAGGGCTTCTATTGATGTTCCCTCAAGTGATCCTAATGACCCTGTTACCTATGCAATTCCTTATGATGAGGTTGGTGTAGTTTCGCAGTGTCTATTGCCTTTACCAAAGACGCCCAAGATTGATGGGGATTTATCGATTGGAGTCTCTCCTGTTGATGACCAAGGGAATGAGGGAGACATCTCTTGGATTAGATTCCCTTTCGATTTGCAAGCCCCGAGCCCAGTAATTGGTTTATCCGTATCTTAATAAAAATATGGGAATGGTTAAAGGGCTTATTCTCATAGGATTACTTCTCCTATTTTTTATAGGAGTAAGCTATGGGCAATCTATAGAAATTATAAAAGGTTCAGCTGTTATAGCCTGGGACCCAGTGACTACTGATATTAATGGTAATACTATAACAATAGATTATTACGAATTGATATTGATTAGAGATGGTACAGCTGAGGAGTATAAGTATGGGACACCCAATACTCAATTAAGTATTCCAAAACCTAAATCGGGTATTTTTGTTGTGTGGATAAGATGCATAAGGCTTGATAATGAAGGGATTCCTGTGGGTAGTCAATATTGTTCTTCTGTTACCCCAGAGTGCACAAATAATAACCCATTTAAACTTAGATGGAAGCCTAGTTCAATATTAGGACCAATAATAATTAAGTAGTAAAAGGAGTAATAATGAGAAAGATAGGATCATACGCAATATCAGCCACTTCTACAAGTGCAAACCTAACGGATTTTGCATTTGGGGCTCTTCCTGATGGAACTAATGGGAAAGTACTGAGACTCTGGATTAATGCTCCAGCAGTGTCGGCTGCCAGTTGTTGTGCCTCAGTCATTCAGCATGACTCAAGCCATAATGAAATTTGGAGAAGTGATTCAGCCAAAGATCATTCAACTATAGCTGAGAGTACATCGGCTGCAGTTACAGTGTCTGAAATCCCATATTGTGCTGGAGATCATTTCCATTTGGAATGGAGTGCCAGACCATCTGGGGAGTCTACTGGACTTGGGACTAATTGCGTTACTGAAATGAAAGTACTTATTGAAGAAGGATAAAGGAGGTAATATGTGGTATTTTATTCTGTTTATTCTTGGGCTTGCAATTGGAGCCGCTGGAATGTTCTTCCTGCTTAAAAAGAAGATTATTAATGCAGGTTGTTGCACTGAAAGTAAATGACTATAACCAAACGATATGACGGTTTATGTGCTACTATTGTTAGTGCTACCTCAATTTGTGGTACTACTCTTAGTGGCACAACTTTAAACACAGATAGTATTAGTGGAGTGGCTGCCTGCGCAGGTGGAACCCCACTTACTTATACAGGAGGAGGTAGTGCAGCCTTAGGGCCTATCTCAGCCGATCGATTTCTAAGGGCGGTTGTTGGGGGTACAACTTATTATATCCCTTGCTTTGTGAGCATAACCACTACAGGGGGCAACCCCTAGGAGGTGAATTGAATGGCTATTACTATTTTTGGAAGGGGTATTCCTCTTTCGGCTGTTGACGATGGGAGTACACTGTCACTGGCTTATAATGGAGCTGCTCTGATGGATATTACTTCAGCAGCCATTAGTGCTGGTACTGGGATCACTATTAGTATGACTACTTTGACGGCTACCACATTGACTGCTACTACGTTTAGTGGAACCAATGTCAAGGCTACTACAGTTACGGCTACCACACTTAGTGGGACTGTAAGTGCAGATACTGTCAAGGCTACTACGGTTACGGCTACAGATTTATCTGGCACTAGTGCTAAGGTCACGACAGTTACGGCTACCAATGTTAGTGCGGCTAATTTCTCTGCCACAGTAGTTACTGCTACTAGTATTACAAGTGTAACTAATTTACATGCAACTACACTTTGTGCTACTACGATTACGGCTTCTACTTTTAGTGGAACAGATGCGAAAGTTACTACGGTAACTGGAACTACTGTCCAGGGAACCACAATTTGTGGGGCTACTGTTGCCAGTGCTGTTAACTTAGCTTGTACGTTTGCTGGTGGGTCTAGTGCGTCTACTTCAGGGGCTCCAGCTACCATACAGGTCTGTGCGGATGCCTTTCTAAGGTTTACCATCAATGCTAAGACGTATTATGTTCCTGCGTTTGCATCTGCTGGTGCCTTTACAGCTGCATAAGAAAGTTTAATCCTATGGATATATCTAAATTGGATGTGGCAACCCAACAGAAGTTAAAAGCTTTTGATAAGTTGCTATCTTATAATCCTAACAATGACAAAATGTTAGCCTTTCATAAGTCGTCATCCAAGACTAGATTGCTCCTGGGAGGAAAACGTAGTGGAAAGACTACAACTGCCGTTGTTGAATGTTGTTGGGCTGGGCTGGGGATACATCCATACTTGGATTATCCCCCTCCCCCCCTTAAAATTCGATTTTGCAGTGTAGACTTTAATACAGCCAAACTCATAGCCTTGCCAATGTTTAGATTATGGTTGCCCAAACATACCATAAGACATTATTGGCCAGACGATCGAGTTTTGGAGCTCAATAATGGTACGCTAATTGATTTTCGATCTTATGACCAGGACTTAGAGAAGTTTGAGGGGGTCGAAAGGCATTTAGTTGCCATGGACGAAGAACCCCCTAAAAGTATTTATCAGTCTAATTACATGAGAACTGTGTCTGGGGGGATCAATGGAAGGTTGGTTATTAGTTGCACTCCTTTACATGGGATGAGCTGGCTATACACTGACCTATACGACAATCCTGAGGCTATTGCCCCCTATGTGGAACACTGGCATGTGACCACAATGGACAACCCTCATATAGGAAGAGAAGTTATAGAGCAGGTCTTTAAAGATCCTGCCATGAAAGATAACGTAGAGGCTGCCATTTATGGTAGATTCTTTTCTCATCAGGGATTAATCTACCCCATGTTTAACATGGACACCCATGTGATAAAGCCTCTGGAAAGTGGTAAGATACCAGCTGATTGGTTAGTTGTGGTGGGCATAGACCCCCATGATAGAAACCCCCATGGAGTTGTATTCTGTGGGTTAACTCCTGAAAACGTGTTTGTAGTTTTTGATGAGTTATTAGATGCCTGCATCATCCCCGAGCTGGTGGCCAAGATAAAATTAAAGTTAAGAGATAGATGGCCTCCTAATTTGGCTATCATCGATACCTCAGCCAGCACCCCTCAATCTATTACAGGTAGAAGTGTGGCCGAGGAGTTAATGCAACGACATGGATTATACGTTCTTCCTGCCCATAAGGATATACAGGCTGGAAGACTTAAGGTTACTTCGTTGTTAGACCCAGGGGGAGGATTACTTCCCAAACTATATGTTACTGCAAACTGCAATAATTTAATCAGGCAGTTTAGACATTACATGTGGGATGACTGGGCTAATAGGACAAGAGATAAACTCAATCCAAAAGAGAGACCTCTTAAGAAAGATGACCACTTAATAGATGCCCTGAGATATGTTACAATGAGTCAGATTGTATACAGGCATCCTGGACTAAAGGTTAAACCTAAAGTTCCAGATACAGTCTCAAAGGTTACTGGGTATTACTAATGAATCAAAACGTACAGTCAACTATAGATACTGCTAGTATCACTACTCCTACTCCTGCATCTGTTGCACCTACTCAAAACTTTGATAACTTGCAGCTGAAAGGGCCTGATGAGGGTAGAGGCATTGACCCCCAACTGTTGGCAATTTATGCTATAGATAATAAAGCCCAAAGGGAGAAAATGCTTAATTACTACCAAAAGGTCATGAGGTATCAGATAGAGGCTAAAGCCATGCAGGCATATAACGCCTATCAGGCTTCTAAAGATCATCCTTTGCCAGCCTCACAACAGACCAATGCATCAACAGTGACTCCTGAATCAGGTCCTAAACAAGGAATGACCAATCCTTTTGATTTTCAGAAGACGGTAGCTGGACCTGGAAGGGAAACTGGGATGCAAAATATAGTTGATGTTTTAATGTCTACGTTAGGCAGGGCTCCAAATAGAATGGCCCCTCAAACTGATGTTATGACACGAGGGGGAACAATGGGGGAAAATGATATATTTCCTCAATTTGCTCCTCAACTTTCACCTACTACAGTTACCTCTACAATAGGCAACCAAAATGAATCTGGGAATAAAGCAGGGTTAATGGCTTTACTTAAACTACTTAGTGGTAGACAAGAGGCTGACCCTTATGATGTGTTAACTCAACCACAAGGAGGAAGTTATGGTTAAATCAAAGAAAGCTAAAAAAGGTAAAAAGGATGTGATCGACCTTCAAATGGTCATTTGGATGCCTCCTCCTGAGAAACATCCTTCACTTGAGCAGGAAGATCCAATTAATGACAAACGAGCTAAATCCATTGAAGTTACCCCTTGGGGTATCGATTGGGTTAGAGAATAGGAGGAAATATGGGTAATTGGGAAGACGCTACACGAAAACTTATTGAAAAGATAAAGAAATCAGTTGAGACCCCAGCTGGGCCTTCAGAGGCTGATGCAAATGAAAAAGCTAGTTCAGCATCTACTAGAAGTCAGAAGACGCCAGTGAAAAGGGTTGGGGATTTTATTGTTCCAGCAGAAAAGTATTATATTGCTGGTGAAGAATAAGGGGTAAATTATGGCGGGTAAGACATTAGAAGACCAACCTGCTGACTTTATAAGCGACTTATTTACTGCCTCCAAGCAGTGGCGACAGCCTACTGAGGATAGGTGGAGAAGGTATTATAAGCTATATAGAAGTTACAGGGACAGGACAAACTATGCTCTAAAGAGCAATATATTTGTTCCTTACATCTTTTCCATTGTGGAAAGTGTGGTGCCCAAGATGTTGGGAACAATATTTAATACAAGGCCTATTATATCAGTACAGCCCAGACAGGGGGGTAGTGAGGGACTGGCTAAAGTATTGGAAAGGCTTTTAGAGTACCAATTAGATGAAGAACAATTAGAATTCTTCACTAAGATATTGGAGTTCTTTAAGGAGTGTGCCACCTATGGCACAGCCTTTATGAAAGTCATACCCAAGTTCAATGATGATGAACTTGTTTCCTTCAATTACATTGATTTGGAACCCATAGATTTATTCAACATATTTCCAGATTACAGGGCGACTTCAATAAGACGAATGAAATATATAATCCAGCTCTCTTATATGGATTATGATGAGTTAGAAAGACTTGGGAGGCAGGGATTCTACAAAGACGTAAAAGACACCATTAACTATGTAGAAGCCATGATGAATGTGGACTCCTACAAAAGAGACAGGCTTACAGATGTGGGCATCATGGATGAATATGGGTACAACCCTGAGAGGAGAATCATCGAAGTTCTGGAGTATTGGGATAGAGATTATATCTACACCATAGGAGCCAGAAAGGTGGTTCTTAAGAAGGAAAAGAACCCGTTTGCAGGATTGCTCCCCTTTGTGATGGCCAGATACATTCCAGTTCAGCATGAGTTATATGGTATTGGAATTCCAGAAGTGTCTGAAAGCCTACAGGAAGAGTTAAATGCGGTAAGGAACCAACGCATGGACAATGTTAACCTAATCATTAACCGTATGTTTATAGCCAATAAGTATGCCGATATAGACTTTGACCAATTGGTATCCTATCCAGGGAACATTATATTAACAAACGATGTAACAGCCGTTCAGCCTTTGGATACCCGAGATATCACTAAATCGGCTTACATGGAAGAAGAGATAATTAAAAGGGATATAGACAACGCTGTTGGAGAATATGAATACTCACGAGGTGCCTTGCCTCCCAGAAAAGAGACGGCCACAGGCATTGTCAGATTGCAGCAGGCGGCCAATGTTAGATTTGACACTATTATTAAGATGTTAGAGTTTACAGTGATTAGGCATATAGCCAAAATGTTTCTGTGGTTAGATTATCAGTTTCTGCCCAAGGCCCAGTTGACAAAGATTCTGGGACCCAATGATTATGCAAAGTATGGGGCAGATAACTTCTATTTACAAGATATAGATACAGTGCTGAAGCAATACCTATTTCAACCAATGGGTTCTTCCACAACGGCTATTAAGGAAGTACGCATTCAGCAAATCATGCAGGCCTTTAAGTTGTTTAACCAAGACCCCATGATAAATCAGATGGAACTTAGGAAGATGGTTCTTGATGTGTTAGATATTAAGAATGAACAACAGCTTCTACAGAATCCTCCTGCTATGCCAATGCCACCTCCTCAACAGGGTGCCCAAAAAGGACAGGGAGGGCCCAACCCCCCTAATCCTCCTGCACCCCCTAAACCTGGACAGAACGTCCAGACGGCCACCCAGCAATTAAGCGAGTTGGCCAGAGTGTCAGGGGGAGGACTGGTAAAAGGATCTGGTGCGGGCCGTGCTGAGCAACAGGTTGGATAAGTATGAGATTTAAAAAGGGGGATATGCCTTGGAACAAAGGAATTAAAGGGCAAATCCCTTGGAATAAGGGAATTCGTACGGGTATTTCCCCTGCAAATAAAGGAATTCCTACTTCTGACGAACAAAAACAGAAATTGAGTAAGGCATTAAAGGGAAAACCACTTTCAGAAGCCCATAAGGCTAAAATGAAAGGTAGAAAGTCTCCAAATTGGAAGCATGGTAAATCTAATACAAAAGAATACATATCTCATATGAAACGGATATGGAAAATGAAGCGTAGACAGGTTCATGGCTCACATACTTTTGGAGAATGGGAACTTCTTAAAAAGCAATATAATTATAGATGCCCGTCATGTGGAAAAAACGAACCAGAAATTAAATTAACTGAAGATCATATTATTCCGACCTCCAAAGGAGGGTCTAATAATATTGAAAATATTCAACCTTTATGCGCTTTGTGTAATAGTAAGAAGTCAACTAAAATTATCTATTATATAAACGAGGAGTGGTAAAATGATTAATCCATATTTAAGCAGCATGCTTCAACCAAGGAGACCAATGGTAGACCCCCGAATGGGTATTCTTAGCAATTTGATTGCCAGAGGATATCAACCCAGACAGGGTGGTGGACCTGTGGAACCTGGTGGAAGATATGTGGTAGGAGAACAAGGTCCAGAGACATTGACTATGGGACCAGGGGGTGGAGGAACGGTTCAGCCAGCAGGAGCTGAGATAGGAATGCAGATTCAGCAAGTCCTAATGATTTTGATTCAGCTTTTAATGAAGGCTGGTATAATCCAACCTCCAGGTGGAGGGGCACCTCCAGGGGCTCCAGGAATGGGGCAGCCTCCAGCAGGACCTCCTCCAGGGATGATGCCTCCAGGAGTTAGATAAGTAAATGCCACGAGTAGAAGGACAGTACCCAGAATATCATATTTCTGATATTGATGAAAGTGGGGCTACCAAGTACTATGGGTATGTAACTGGAAAAGGTCAGTGGTATATAATGCAGGTGACTTCTACGGCTGTTAGGTATGCCAAGGGAGACACTGGATACACAACTAATTGGACAAATAGGGCTTCAAGTGTGTCCTATGACTATTTTAATACTGTATTTTAAATATGGCTTATAAACTAAACCCCTTTACAAAAGAATTAGATTATTATGAGGCTGTAAGTGAGCCCTTAACAGCTACTAACATATCTGCCACTACATTCTCAGGTACGAATGTATATGCTACTACAGTAACGGCTAGTAAAATAGGAATTAATGTCTCCCCATCAACTCCAGATTTACAAATAGGGATAGATGATGGAAATTTAGTAGATTATCCAGCCCAACTGTGGGTATCAAATATAACCAATCCACGTACTGCTGTAGGTTACTCATATAGTGCACTATCTACACAAGCTTGGGGAGACCCATCTGGTACCTCTACTTGTGAGTTAGCGGGGGCAGTACATACATCATACGTATGTGCAGGAAACACACAAAACATTAACTGTGCCTATACTGGTGGTTTATTTGAGGCTATTCATTGGGGAACTGGCAAGATTGAGGGATTAATTGGAAATTCCTCTGATATCGGCCTTTTAAACGAAGGGTCATCAGCGGATGATGCCGCTTGCTATAAGGCTTATATGGATATCCTTAACCTTGGTACAATTAAAACTCTCTATGGACTTTGGGTCAGTGATTTAACAAATGATGGAGTTATTAATAATACATATGGAGTTTATATTGGGGATGTAACCGCAGGAACACAGACTAATTCTGCGTATGGTTTATATCAGGCCGATTCATTGGCTAGAAATTATCTTGCAGGAATAACTTCGGCTACAGGCATATGTGCTACCTCACTTTGTGCAACAAATGTTTATGCCACCACAGTCACAGGTGCTGCCTGGGATGATATTAGGATAGCAGGATTGTCTGTAAGAACTAATGCCTCAGCCCCTGGGTTAATTACATTAACTGGTGGTTTATTGGTATATGGATTTGATGGGACCTCAACATTAGAGCAAGCCTACTTTGCCATACAGATGCCTCATAATTATAAGACAGGAACAAATATACATCCACATGTCCATTGGGCTAAAAGTACTGCAGCCACTGGGAATGTGGCTTGGTTTTTAGAATATACAATGGCTGCATCAAATGTGGTTTTTCCAGCGGCCACAACTATTTCAGCAGTTGGTACGGCATCTTCGGCCACCGCTTGGGTTCATACAATGACAGATTTACCAGATATTACAGGAACCCCTTTATCAGCATTATCCTCAATGTTTATAGGAAGGATATATAGGGACCCAGCTGATGGGGCTGATACCTATGAGGCAGATGCTGGATTACTTGAATTTGATTTACACTACCAGGTGGATGGATTGGGTAGCGATGCCGAGACTACAAAGTCCTATTAAGGAGTAATATGGATTTCCCTAGTTTTAACCCTTCTGAAGTTGGTCTTTCTTCCATACTTGGAATACTTGACCCCACTTTTGATTTAACAGTGGCCAAGTACGGGGTGCCCTCTCAGAATATGGACAACATGCAAAATTATCCAGATTTTAATCCAGTTCAGCAGTGGGAAATGTGGCTACATAAACCTGAGCCCCAAGTTGTATATGAGCCCAGATTAAGTGGTCTTTTAGATAGATTTGATAAGATAGACAGTACACTTCAAAGTATTTTAAACAGCCTTATGCCTAAGCTGTCTAGTTTTGTAGAAGGAGCAGAAAATAAATGACTACATTTGCTAACATAGCCAGTAGGGTAGCCCAGTATTTAGATCGAACTGATCTTAATACAAGTCCCAATTATTCAATAAATAATTGGATTAATGATACCAGGGTAGACCTGGCTTTAAAATATAATTTCAGATATCTTTATGCTGAGGCCACGGCTTCTACTACAGCTGGGACTTATAGATATGCCTTGCCTAGTGATTACCTGGGACACTTAGTAGTTTGGGCGGGTTCAAAGAAATTAATGAGAATTTCTCAAAGAGAGTTTGATGAGTTGACCCAGACTTCTATTAGTGATGATTATGCTGTTAGGGAATTAACAATTGAAGAGACTGTTACCACAGATTCTTTACAGGCTGCTCCTGATTATTATATAGAAAGAGGTATGGAAATAGATTTATACCCTACTCCTGATGCAGTTTACACTTTAACTCTTAGGTATTATGCCAAGCCTTCTACTACTGGTGATTATGCTTATGACTCAGCTAGTTCGGCTGAGGATTATATAATGAGGTTCCATGCGGATGCCGTAATTTGGGGCACCTGCTTAAGAGGAGCCATTTATCTTGATGATGAACAGAAGAAAGCCAATTTTGCTGCCCAATATAAAATAGCCGTTGAAGAAATGGTAAAGAGAGAAAAACAGAATCAATTGGAAGACCAGCATCCCAGAATAAAGAACTGGGAAGATTATGATTTATCTAGTTTTAAACGAATGGTAAGATTGCATCTTTAGGAGGAATAATGATTAAAGAACAAGGTGGAATTAAAATTAAAGGGTTAGCCCACCTGGAACTCTTTGGTCCTGATGGAATATTAAAACAGGAACAATGGGTTAAGAATATAATTACTACTGTAGGCCTAACTCATATAGCTGATAGAATGGCTTCTACCTTAAGTGAGGATGCCATGGGCTATATGGCTGTGGGTACAGATGCCACAGCTGTGGCCGCTGGGAATACGGCTCTGGGAGGAGAAGTTGCCAGTTCTAGAACAGCCTTATCCAGTAGAACTCATTCAGGAGCTGTGGTTACCTATGTATGCTCCTTTGGGGCTGGTGTTGGGACAGGGGCCTTGTATGAGGCAGGTATTTTCAATGCTGCAGCTGCTGGAATTATGTTGAACAGGTTAACTTATGCAGTAGTTAATAAGGGGGCTTCGGACACCTTACAAATTACTTGGTCATTGACTTTTAGTGATGATGGAGCATAACAGATGGCTACTCCTGCCTATTTTGATGTAGCCAAGTTTGATGATTCTCAGTTTGATGTAATAGCCATCATGAGAACCTTTACTGATATTGTAGTAGTGTCTGAGAGTTTTTCTAGAGTATCGGCTTATTATAAAACTTTAGCAGATGTGGTTTGTGGGGCTGACTCAGAAACCCATTTATTCACAATTAACAGAACTTTGGCAGATGGGGTTTCAGTGGCCGAAAGTAGGTCACATATATGGAACGCCTATGTGGCTTTAACAGATACTGTAATATGTACAGGTATCTACCAAAAGCCTGAACACTTCTATTACTTAGATTGGGTTAAAGAAACACCCGTGTCCACCACTTGGACTGATGTGGCCACGGCTACTGATGGTTGGACCAAGAGGGCGGCTGTCAGTGATATTTGGACTAAAAGAAGTGCTTCAGTTACTAGTTGGAGTACTTGTGCTTCTGCTGGTTCACCTACTTGGACTAAAAGGTTAGCTGGAGTTGCTGTAACATATGTTGAGGAGGCCTAATGGCCAAAGAGCCTAGTTTATATCCAACAGCTTTAGATACTGAGTTTTTAACTGATAGGATATCAGGGGATACGATAACCAGTTCGGCCTATGATATTCTTGAGAGTGCAGTGTCAGCTATAGAAGTAAAGCTGGGTGTGGACTTTAGTGGTACGAATACAATATCGGCCTCTAAACTTAGTGGTGCCTCTGTCTATGCCACCACAGTCACGGCTACTAATGTTAGTGCAACCTCTTTATCCAGTACCAATGTTTATGCCACCACAGTAACGGCTACTAATATATGTGCTACTACTTTTTCAGGCACAAACTTGACAATAAATGGAACCCCTAAATTCAATTTTGGTACTGAAATAGGAGCTGGTTATAGTTATAGTTATAGTTCGTTTGCTGGCTTCTCCCCATATGTAGGGGCTGGAAATGGGGTCTGGAATGCCTTAGCCAATTCTTATGTAATAATTGATGACGACAACGATACTACGAGTGCCTCTTTTATCGTGGCCAAAGATGCTCGGCTGCCAGAAAATAACCCAACCACTATATTTGAGGTATTTGAAAGTGGGACAACTTCATTAAGTGGGGGATCTGGAACTTTAAGTTCAGCCAATGTCTATGCCACCACAGTCACGGCTACTAATATAACGGCTTCTACTATTTGTGCCAATGCTTTATGTGCCCGTGATTTAAGTGCCATGGGTAGTCCAGCTCAGATTGCTTTTGTGGTTGATGGCTATACGGCAAATAAGTTTAGTATAGTGGCTAATGCTGGAGCTGCTGGGCCAATGGATATTCTGTCACGAGGGTATTTAAACTTTAGAGTTGGTGGGTCTGGGGGAGATAACTTTAGGATGACCTATGACACCACCAATGAGTATTTTGAGGGTATGAGGGATTCAAAACCCCTGAAATTAGGAAAAGTGGCATTAGCATCCGATATTGCTGCAATTCCCTTCTATGTTTATGGCCAGGATGCTTATGCAAGTGCTACAGTAAACTTAAATGGGGGTCATACCTATATCCGTGGGGGTAATAAGGCAGGTGCTGGAGTTGCTGGAAATGTATATTTAGCCTCCGATGGTACTAATGCTGTAGGGGCTATAGTTGCAAGTGGAAACTTATCAGCAGGTAATGTCTATGCCACCACAGTAACGGCTACTACGGTTAGTGCCAATGTTTACCAGGGATTAGGTTATTTAACTTCTACGGCTGTAACTGATACTTCGGTAACCATGTCGGCCAACAATACT